GTCCATGGTCCCAAGATCTACCGACCTTTAATTAAATCGGGATGGTCTGTTCACCAATATAATAGTTTGGGGATCAAGGATTGGGTCTATACCAATTCCATTTCTTCTAAGATAGATTGGCAACACATACCCATTCTTAGAGAACTGGCTAAAGCGAACCAGCGTATTGCTTATGGAGGCAGATATGACTTGAATAAATCAAGTACCAGATATAAGAAACATGTCACTATACCCGAACATCCTAGTTTGGAGACATACATCTTTGTGTCTGACGTCACAGGAATCCCAATGGAATCAATCCATGAGATTGAAACTGATTTGTCAACTATTAATCACACCTGTGCATATTCACACCCCGCTCTCGACGACTACTTTCAGAGAGTATTAAGTAAACGGTATGTAGGCTAAATTTCCACCCCCACCTGGGAAACCAGGTGGGGGTGACGCGACGTAAAATACCAGGTTGATGACTGGCGCGGGGTAGCAATTGGTTACGGATTAGTCAAGGGAGTACCGCCCCACCTTCCGTAGGTTAAGTGAAATTTAACAAGAACTCAATGGATACTAAAATTGATATTATTGAAAAACCTAAAAGAAGGAATCCTCGGAAGAAGAAACAATCATCTAAGGAAACCAAACTAATAGTCGCTAATACCAACAAGCTTAATCGTCTTCCGATTGTGCGTGAACCTAAAAACGTCACCACTGCTGATATTAATAACATCACGGAATTTTTAAATGCTTTGTTACTCCAGGACAAACCATATGTCCTACCCAGATATGCTGGTGCTTATGTTGCACCTCATCAGTTCACATGGAAACAAAACTTCAATTTGAATACAGCTCAATCTCTTTACGGAGCCTTCATTATTACCAATGATCCGGACAATTACCTAATTACGTCTACACCAAATGATACTAGCGCCATAACGCCTGGCGCTGCGGAAATTACACCCGCTATTGCGATTGTTTGGCCAAGTGGAGTTAATATTACGGAAAGTGTTCCCTTTCAATTGGAGGATGGAACTTTCACTAAGATGGCTGTGTCTCAAACTGGGGTTACAGGTGTTTTCTATGATGCTTCAGTCGAAAAATTTGTTCCAGGTACAAGTTACTACCCAGGTGTTTATACACTTCCCACTGCTGCTACTACGGTAATGGGAACCATGACCAATACTAATGGTGTGGCTGGTAATGTAATGTTCAAATTTGGTTACATTAATTTGGCTGGCCAGTCTGTACAATCAGGCAATGCTACATCCGCTCTGTCAAATGTTGCACATTCGACAGTTTCTTATGACTATACTACCAATGCGAATTGGGCTGCTCACGTGGCGATTGTTGCTAATTCAACTTTGAGTATGGGGATGTGGTTTGCTATAAGTATCGTACCTACTGCTGGTGTGTACCAACAAGGACCTGCTGCTTACTTCGCAGTTTTCTTGAATGGTGCAACTGTCACTGCTTCTCTGGTTTGGACTTCTCAAAGTCTTTGGAGTTTGCTACCTAATGGTGGCGCAGCTGCAAAATTACAATATGATTTAGCAGTAAGGCACAATGTCACTGGTCAGAATGTAGTATTTTCTAACAATTCTGCCGAACTCATCAAAGGGGGTAACATTTATGCTGCACGATTGCCTGGAAACTCGTTTAATCAGTTACCAGGAACGCTACAAGGTATCAGTGACATACTGAACTCTCAGGTTCACCATGCTCTAAAAGCAAGTGACTTAGCTAAAGGTGTTAGTTATTCCTTTACGCCTGAGAAATTACAGGATTGGCTTTTTGAACGGTCAGTCAGTGTAAGTCCGTATGATGGTAATGCTGAAAACATTCCCTATTTTGTTTGTGTCTATGATGCTTCATCGATTGGCTTGGGTAGCTCAGTTCCTACTCTCACCCTTAAGGGTGCCATATCTATTGAATATCTTTCAACCGACCCCTCTAACTTTTATGTTTCTTCTCCTTCTAATTCTATACTATTTGATGCAATATTGAATGCACTAGCTTGCCAAAATTGTGTGTCTGAAAATCCTGAACATTTAAAGAATATCAAAAACGTAATTAAAAAGGTTTTGACCTCTGATAATCTGAAAATGGCAATTCGACTCATGATCCAAGCCGGTGTAGCTGTTGCTCCTATGGTTATGTCTCTATTGTAA